ATTTACCTTTTTTTAGAACTTTACACTCTTATGCTTTTAATCAATTAGGCATGACTAAAGAAAAAATGATGAAGGCAGAAGACTACAAAGAGTTTGGTGAAAAGTGTGGCATACCAATTAAGTCTACAAAATTTTCTGATAGTGATGGCACATTTAACTCTGATAACGAGTATCTTACAATTATAAATACAGCTATTGTAAAACGAATGGACTTGTTAGAATACTATGATTCTCGTCAAAACATATTAGACATAGAGAGAAACACATTATTCTTATTATCCGAAGAATTAAAAAGATTTAAAAAAGAAAAAGGATTAAAAGATTTTAACGATCTCATAGAAGATTTTTTAAAAAAAGAAACTATCAATAAGTTTAAGGTATTGTTTATTGACGAAGCACAAGACTTATCTTTATTGCAGTGGGAAATGGTAAGAAAAATTTGGAGTCGTGCAGAAAAAACTTATATTGCAGGGGATGATGACCAAGCAATATTTAAATGGGCAGGTGCAGATGTGGACCATTTTATTGCATTAAAAGAAGAAGTAGATGACATACAAACATTAGATCAATCGTATCGGATTCCTGGAGGACCTATACATGAATTATCACAGAAGATAATTAATCAAGTACAAAATAGATTTGATAAAAATTATAAACCTAGAGAAGAGCATGGTGTATTAAAAAGATATTCTGATATCACACAAGTAGATATGTCAGCAGGTAACTGGTTAGTGTTATCATCTGCAAATCATTTTTTAGATTCTGTAAAAGAGGTGTGTGAACTTCGGGGTTGGTATTATCAATACAAAGGTAGAAATTCTATCCCATTAAAATTATTACTAGCACTGAATAATTGGGAAGCATGGCGTAAAGGTGGACTATTAAATCATTTAGAGATAAAAAATATTTATGAATATTTAGGATCAAATGTATTAGAGGGTTTTAGAAAAGGTAAAACATTACATTCTGATGATAAATATACTTTACAAGAGTGTAAAGATAATCATGGTTTGATAGTTGATTTAGTCTGGTACGAAGCATTTGAAGGATTAGATCCTATCACAGAAAACTACATTCGTAATATGCGGGCGAATGGAGAACAGATAAATAAAAATCCGCGTATCATTATGTCAACAATACATGGAGCGAAAGGAGGAGAAGCTGACAAAGTTTTATTAATGCAAGACATCACAAACGCAGCACTTGAAACAATGAGTTATGATCCAGATGAATTACATAGATTATTTTATACTGGAGCGACGAGAGCGAAACGCGAATTGCATGTTTTGGATCCAAGAGATTTTGATCGAGCTTATATACTATGACACACAAAGATATATTTAAAGAATCTACATACGATTCGTTAGAAAAACAGGTAGGTGGGAAGCACTATCGAAATATGAAGATTCAGCCAGCACACTTTATAAACGAAAACAAGTTGCTTTTTGCAGAAGGCAACGCTATAAAGTATATCTGTAGACACCAGTCAAAAGGAAAAGAGGAAGATGTGAAGAAGGCAATACATTATTTAGAAATGATACTGGAGAGAGATTACTCGTGAGGAGCACTCAAATACCTTTGTTCACTCCTGAAACAGAATGGGTCATGCCAGAAGAATTAAAAGATCTTCATGGCTACAAAGAAATAGCAATAGACTTAGAAACTAACGATCCAGAACTAAAAGAGTTGGGATCTGGTAATGTCACCGGTAAAGGGCACATTGCTGGCATTGCGGTGGCCGTAGAGGGCTGGTCAGGCTATTTTCCGATACATCATGAGTCTGGTGGAAATATGGACAAAAAATTGGTCCTATCCTGGCTACAAGATATTTGTAATCAAGAAGAAACTAAATTTATATTTCACAATGCCATGTATGATATCTGTTGGTTGAGATCTGCTGGTATAATTGTAAAAGGCAAAATTATTGACACAATGATTGCAGCATCTTTAATAGATGAAAATAGATTGTCTTACCAATTAAATTTTTTATCTAAACATTATGTAGGTTTTGGTAAAGATGAAAGTGTTCTAAACGCAGCTGCAAAAGAATATGGATTAGATCCTAAGAAAGATTTATGGAGACTACCTGCATTATTTGTAGGCCAGTATGCTGAGCGTGATGCAGAGTCTACATTAAAACTTTGGAAAAAATTAGAAACAGAATTATATCAACAAGAACTATGGGATATATTTAATTTAGAGACTAGATTATTTCCTTGTCTAGTCGACATGAGATTCAAAGGCGTCAGAGTCGATCTTGATAAAGCTGACAAAATTAAAAAATATTTGATAGATAGAGAGAATAAAATTCTTAAAGATATCAAGGACTTAACAGGAATTGACGTAGAGATACACGCGGCTAGGAGTATTGCAAAGGCATTTGATAAACTAAAGTTGCCTTATGACAGAACAGAGAAAAGTAAAGAACCATCTTTCACAAAAAATTTTTTACAAAACCACCCACACAAATTACCCAAAGCAATCGCAGAGGCAAGAGAACTTAACAAAGCTCACAGCACATTTATAGATTCAATAACTAAACACTCAGTCAATGGCAGAATACATGCAGATATAAATCAAATACGATCAGATGCAGGCGGAACGGTGACTGGTAGATTCTCAATGTCAAATCCAAACTTACAACAAATACCTGCAAGACACCCAGAACTTGGACCTTTAATTAGATCTATATTTATTCCAGAGCAAAATCATACGTGGGGGTCATTTGACTATTCACAACAAGAACCTAGAATATTAGTGCACTATGCAAAACTACAAAATTTAAATGGTGTTGATGAAATTGTAGATGCATACAAAGCAGGTGATGCAGACTTCCACCAGGTAGTTGCAGATATGGCAGGTATTGAACGTAAACAAGCCAAGACAATTAATCTTGGATTGATGTATGGTATGGGTAAAAATAAATTAATGGCAGAGTTAGGATTAATGAAAGATTCTGCAGAAAAATTGATAAAACAATATCATACCAAAGCCCCTTTTGTAAAACAATTAATGGATAATGTATCTCGCAAAGCAAATGATCGTGGTAAAATTAGAACTTTACTGGGTCGAGCCTGTCATTTTGATTTATGGCAACCAGTGCAGTTTGGTGTTTTTAAACCACTACCATTAGAACAAGCTAGAAAAGAATATGATGAGCCACTTAAACGTGCGTTTACCTACAAAGCACTTAATAAATTAATACAGGGAAGTGCAGCAGATATGACAAAAAAATCTATGGTAGCTCTCTATGAAAATGGTATAATACCTCACATTCAGATTCATGATGAAGTAGATATTTCTGTTGAGTCTGATGAAAAAGCAGAAGAAATAATTGAGATTATGGAATCTGCAGTTGAGTTAAAAGTACCAAACAAGGTTGATTATGAAAAAGGAAAAAATTGGGGAGATATTAAGTAGAATAAATACTTGGTCTCTCTTGTATAGACAAGAAATAGTTTTAGGCGGTACTACATTTTTAATAGGATTTGTTGTAGGCGCATGGCTTATTTAAATGCAAACATACCAGCAACTTATGCTCAGATAAGAAGAGAGTATCTTTATGATTGCAAGAAACATCATGGTGAAGTTGAAGACTGCATTATCTTCGGCATATCGAGTTTGGGTGGAAGGGCTATATTATTTCACGCTCTTATGGGTAACGGTGCAATATTTTATCGCCTACCTATTAGCGCTTTTATTCAAAGAGGATACGACCCGGCCAGAGTTCCCAAGCGAAGGTTGGATGAACTTGAGCTTTGGAATTCTTTTTCTTACTATCCTACTGTTACTCATTGGTCTATTTTAAGTGCAGCTTCTGGTTACTACTTTGGTAAAGATAAAAAGAAACATTATGGGTCTTATTTATTTACTATTGACTGGGCACACCCAGATGCTAATATTATAGACACTGACCATTCAGAGATACCGCACGAACACAAGTGCGCTCACATAATTGCACTGGACGATGGCAATTTTGCAGCACAACCTAACAACAGATGTATTTGGGATTTACCTTCATTTACTGTCAAAGATAATATCCCTGATTGGAAAGTACAAAGTAATGAATGGAACGTAGAAGACTCGGGTAAATGGAGAACTTCTGACACTGATGATTTCTTTTACGAGATCGAGGAGCAAAAAGATGATTGAAAAATGTAAGAATATTTGTTGTAGAGCTTTGAGAGCAATACAAGAATTTATAAAAAAATTAATGTTTTGGAAAAAATAAAATGATGGAGGGTTGTCATGAATTACAAGTTCACCGCAATTCTTATTGTTTTACTCTGTTTATTGGCGATTTTTGTTAGGCCCAATAATCCCACATTGAAAATTGATAGCAAAGATTATATACTGCCGAAACCAAAACCAAAATTAAATGAGTAAAAAACCTTTAACAATATCTGAATCCGCTGCCGTGCAGATGCCAATGAAGACGGTTGCTAGTCTGATAATTATCGTAGCACTCGGCACCATGGGCTATTTCCAAATGGTAGAACGTTTAAACATTGCAGACACTCGCATACAGATAATGGAAAAAGATTTACAAGAGAATACAGAGTTTAGAATTAAGTGGCCACGAGGTCAACTTGGAGCGTTGCCCGCGGATAGCGAGCAATTTATGATGATCGAAGATTTATATAAAACTACTGATAAGTTAAATAAACACATAGAATCCATGGCGTTAAACAAAGTAAACATAGAATTTTTACGTAAACAAATGGACAAAGTTTTAGAAGATATCGAAAGATTAAAAGACTCAAACAGAGAAATGAAATATACACACGGTAATGGACAATGATAGAATCTGTTGTAGCCCTGCTTATGTTTGTAAACGCCGAAATCAAAGAGGCACGTTTGCAAAGCTCCATG